AGTCATTCTTGAGAACTCGAAAGTCGCTATGGTGGTGCCTCCTCCTCGATATCGAGGGAAGACTTTGTGGTAAAGTCGCCAAAGCCAATGAGATGATTGCGTAGTATCACCAGATGTGTCCGGAGACAAAATCGTCTCGGAATAGCAATATCTCTTAAGCATATCTCGGAAAGTATGAAATGTCTCTCCGAAATAAACGACTGAATTACCGGGCATATCCTTCATTTGCCCTCCTACTTCTTTAGATTCAATATCATGCCCCAAAGGGGCACTGTCGCTTGGTTGTGCATCCGTAATCGCACCTGACTGTGAAGACAAGTATGAAATTGTTTGCGTACCAACCGTATCTGGGGTGGCAACTTCAAAGTCGTCCCCAGCAGCAACAAATAAATTGATTCTAGGAGTGTAGGTATCTCCGGTGTCGGGTCGGACCAACTCGTTTTGTACAAAAATTGCAAAAACGCCATTGGTATAATCCTCATCATTAGTAATGGGCTCCGTAGTAGGAGCAGCACCATCAACTGGGGTGTGATTTTCATCCGCTAAAGTAGCGCCTGTAACCACATTCTTAACCTCCCTGTAGGCAACAGGTTGATTCCAATTGATAGTAAATTCCATATCAGTCTTCTCTGATATATCCATAACTTCATGATAACCGCCAATCCAATCCAGTGTAGCATTAGTTAATCCTTTCGGATCGTATACTAATCTAATTCTACCCTTGTGGAACTTGGAACAAACAACTTGGACACGCACCTTAATGCTACCACGCCAATACCTGAAAGGTTGGGCGGCAAAACACATAGGTGTCATAACCATTTGATCTTCCAAAGCGATAGTCTGTTTTCCGAATAGTGCGGGAGACACTCTTAAACTTGCTAAGTGCGTCCCTTGCGTATCGGAAACAGCCCAGGATGTCGATGTCAAATACGAAAATCTCGATGCTATCGAGTTAATCGTAAGGTCATCTCCTCCAGACCCATAGCCTGTTATTCTAGGATCAATAGTCGTCTCTTGCTTAGGATCGAAGGTCAGCTTATCCGCTGCCTCTTCGATCGAAGTATTAGCAATATTACCAGCATATGTAGGCCTGTACTTGCGCACGGGTTCAACATTTACTGGTCGACTATATCCAAATAACTTTGCGATTCCTCCAACCGCATCAGCTCCAATTTGCGTGGCTAATGCAAAAGGAGCAATCTCAGGAACAGCTGTCAAATATCCCGCCCAACGGGCAATAGCAGCTGCGGGTTTGGAAATAATTCCATCCCC